CTGATGGTGAAGTACTTGCATATGATTCAGGTACATCATCGTGGGTTAATACTACCTCGAGTGGTGTTGATTTATCAGCAATATCACAAAGCATTATTCCTGATACTGATGTTGCATATGATTTAGGTTCTGCAACAAATAAGTTTAGAGATTTATATTTAAGTGGTAGTACAATATATTTAGGCAATACCTCTATTACTACTGATGCTGGCAATTTAATATTGCCGGCCGGAACAACAATGGATGATGGAATTGGTGGAACTATTTCTTATCTTACAGATATTACAGGCGAACAACTTGACGATTTATCAAACGTAAATATTAATTCTCCTGTTAATAATGAAGTTCTTATATATTCTGTAGGTAATTGGTTTAATTCATTCTTAACTACTGGTAATTTACAAGATTTTGATGTTGCTAATGCAAATACCGGAGAAGTTTTAAGATGGAATGGGATTGCTTGGGCTAATGACGTTCTTTCTTATTCTGATTTATCTAATACTCCTACTTTATTCTCTGGTTCATATAATGATTTATCAGATCAACCTACATTATATTCAGATTCAGATACAGCTTCATACTTATCAACAAATGGGTATGATACAGCAACAAATATTATAGCATCTATCACAGATTCAGCACCCACGACTCTTGATACGCTTAACGAATTAGCTGCTGCATTAGGTGATGATCCTAACTTTGCAACTACAGTAACAAATAGTATTGCAACAAAAGCAAGTTTATCCGGTGCTACATTTACTGGTGATGTAACATTCCAAGGTTTAGCTACAATGGATGGCATTACTGAAGTTGTTAATAATAAAACCGGAGCTACTGGTGTTGTTGCTCATGATTTTGCTACAGGAAGCATTTTCTATCATACATCATTAGCAGCAGACTTTACAGCAAATATTACAAACGTACCAACTACAAATGATCGAACAATTGGTGTTGCTCTAGTATTAAACCAAGGTGGTACTGCTTATATCCCAACCGTATTACAGATTGATGGAAGTGCAGTTACAATTAAATGGGCAGATGCTTCTGTACCATCAGGTAATGCTAACCAAGTTGATGTTGTATCATTTACACTCATAAGAACTGGTTCTGCTTGGGTTGCTTTAGGTGTATTGAATACATTCGGTTAATATGTTATGCCATTTTTCACATCGTTCTCAGGAAAAATACTTAGTGCGCCAGGATTAAAGCTTGGTCCTAAGATTTTCCAATTCATAAAAACTTTTACCTCTAGTGTACAAGCATATAGTCTTAGCTCAGATCTAGTAGCAAATGGATGGGATGAAGTCACACCAATCCAAGCTATAATTACAGTAAATTCTGGTGTATATGTTTGGTCAGATAATATAAGTGTTCCTGCATTCAATACTGGTTATATTGCCCCAGGTTCAACTATATCGATTATTAATAATGGCTATATCATTGGTAAAGGTGGAAATGGGCAAACACCAACAGCACAGCCACAAGAAGGTGGACCCGCAATTAATTTAAACTATCCTGTATCTATTACTAATAACTCTTACATTGCCGGAGGTGGCGGTGGTGGTGGTGGTGCTGCTGATGGTGATGGTGGTGGCGGAGGTGGAGCTGGCGGTGGCGCAGGTGGAGTGAGAAAACAAATGGATAGTGGAACAGTTCCCACTGGTGGATCTGCTGGAAGTATAGGATCCAGCGGCGGATCAGGAACCATGACTAAAGTTGGGCCAATTTTTTCTCCTCAAACTGGCTCAAGGTTATATAAACGCGGTTCAGGTGGAGGAGGCGGAAGAATATTACCTGGAACTGCTGGATCAGCTGGGTTAGGTACAGACGGTACTACAGATCTTAGTGGAGGCGGAGGAGGCGCAGCAGGTGGAGGCGGTGGCTATTATTCAGAATTTTCAGGTCTTATTACAACTGCTACAGGTGGTGCTGGAGGCAGTGCAGGAAATGTTGGTGGCAATTCAAGCAATTCTACTGCGGCCGGAGGCGGCGGCGGTTGGGGCGCTTCAGGTGGATCTGGTGCATTGTCTGGCGCTAACGGCGGTAAATGTGTAAATCTTAATGGCAATACAGTAACCTGGGTAGTAACAGGTACAAGATATGGAGCAATAAGCTAATGCCCTTTTTTACTTCATTTTCAGGAAAAATACTTAGTGCACCAGGTTTAAAACTTGGTCCTAAGATTTTCGAATTCATAAAAACTTTTACTTCAAGTGTACAAGAATATAATTTAAGAAATGACCTATTAGCTAATGGTTGGAATGGTATTACACCAGTTTCAGCTACTCTTACTGTCAATTCTGGTGTATATATCTGGTCTGATTCTACTTCTACCGCAGCATTTACTACTGGTACATTAGTATCTAATTCAATAATATCAATTATCAACAATGGCTATATCATTGGTCGAGGTGGAGATGGTGCAAGAGGTGATACTGTAGCATCAGCCGGATCAGGTGGACCCGCAATTAATTTAAACTATCCTGTATCTATTACTAATAACTCTTACATTGCTGGAGGTGGAGGTGGAGGCGGCGGGCACTGGATACAGACTGGCACTATAGGCGCAGGTGGAGGCGGTGGCGCAGGTGGTGGATCAGGCGGCCGATCAACCACTTACACTGGCGGTGCCGGCGGTGCTGTAGGATCAACAGGAGCAAATGGACTACCAGCATCAAATGAGGGAAACAATAGTGCAGGCGGCGGTGGTGGTGGTCGTATACTCCCAGGTACTGGCGGAAGTTCACAAGGTGCTGTTGTTCCAGGTCCGGCTGCAGGAGGAATAAACTTAGGAGGTTTAGGTGGCGGCTCAGGAGGTTCGGGAGGGGCCGCCGCTGGTGGTCCAGTAGGCGCTCAAAAGACAGCAGTATCTGGCCCAGGTGGGTCTTCTAATTCAAATGGTAGTAACGCAACAGTTGCTGGAATAGGTACTGCCGGCGGTGGTGGAGGCGGTTGGGGAGCTTCAGGTGGAACGTCAGCAGGCAATTATGGAGGAACCAATATTTATAATGCTCCAGGCTCAGGCGGTAAATGCATAAACCTAAATGGTAATATAGTAACCTGGATAGCAACAGGTACAAGATATGGGGCAATAAGCTAATGCCTTTCTTTACGTCATTTTCAGGCAAGATCTTAAGTGCGCCAGGATTAAAGCTTGGTCCTAAGATTTTCCAATTCATAAAAACTTTTACCTCTAGTGTACAAGAATATAATCTTCGTACAGATCTATTAGCTAATGGATGGGACGGAGTGATGCCTGTTTTAGCTACCCTTACTGTCAATTCTGGTGTATATATCTGGTCTGATTCTACTTCTACCGCAGCATTTACCACAGGATCTCTTGTTGCAGATTCAGTTATATCGATTATTAATAATGGCTATATCATTGGTAAAGGTGGAAATGGTGCAATTGCTCCTAGTGTAGGATCAAATCCAACATTCGGAAGCGTAAACGGTGCTTCAGGTGGGCCTGCAATAAATCTTAATTATCCTGTATCGATTACTAATAACTCTTATATCGCTGGCGGAGGAGGTGGGGGAGCTGGAAGTTGTGCTTACACAAATGACCAAAGAGGCTCTGGAGGTGGGGGAGCTGGCGGAGGTTCTGGTGGAGGGGGAGTTGCAGGTGGATCTTTAGGTGCTACTGGATCAAATTCATCTACATATAGTGTTAATGGCGCAGGTGGTGGTAGAATATTACCTGGAACTGGTGGCGCAGCTTATACTGGTGGCGGAGCTGGTGGTGGCGGCGGAGGATTACAGGGCACAATCTTTTATCAGATAGGTGCACAACGTTATTGGGGTGGTGCAACCGGCGGCGGTGGTGGAGGCTGGGGTGCTTCCGGTGGCGCCGCATGGGTTGGTGCCAATTATCAAGGTGGAGATGTATATCCAGGGCCTGGTGGAAGTGCAAATAATGCAGGTACTGCTGGTAGTGGAACAAATAATAGTAGCGGGCCCGGACCACTTGGATCTGGAGGAGCAGGTGGTAAAGCAGTAAATCTTAATGGTAATACAGTAACCTGGATAGCAACAGGTACAAGATATGGAGCAATTTCATGACAATAAAATATGCAATTTTAGATCCACAAAATGGTGGATATGTTTATGTAGAAACTGAAGCAGAGATAGAAGCTAAAAAAGCTGAAATGGCTATGAATTTTTATCTATCACAAACGCATAATGCACCTATTTCAGTTGTGGAAACAGATGACGAAGGACAAGAAACTTGGTCAGTGTATTCTAAATGATTATAAATAATAGAAAGAACAATAGGAAATAAAATGGCTGTTACAACACGACAACAATTAATAGATTACTGCCTAAGAGACTTAGGTGAGCCAGTTATTGAGATTAACATCGATGATTCTCAAATAGAAGATCGTGTTGATGAAGCACTTGAATACTGGAGACAATATCACTTTGATGGTATTGAAAGAGTTTACTTAAAACAAAAAGTTACTGCATCTGAAATAACAACAACAACTGACGTTGCAGGTTTTAAACTTGGAGAAGTAGTTACAGGTCAAACATCTGGTGCTAAAGCACTAGTTGCTAGAGAGATTCAGTCTGATGTTAAAACATTTAGAGAATCTAATGGTACTACATTATTAGTTAGAGATGTTGATGGTGATTTCCAAGCAAATGAATATATCGTTGGTGAATCAACCGGCACTCAAACACAATTAGTATCTATAGTTAAAGGTACATATGATAACAAATATTTTGATTTACCTGACTTAGTATATGGTGTAAATAGAGTTATCCCATTTGCTGCGGCATCTACATCAAAGAACCTATTTGATCTGCAATATCAATTAAGATTAAATGATCTATATGACTTAACATCTGTTTCAATGATTTATTATAAACAAGTAATGAGCCATATTGCTTTATTAGATTTAGAGCTGAATGGTCATCCAATGTATCGTTTTAATCGTATGCAAGGCCGTTTATTCTTAGATATTAATTGGGGAGCTGACATTGCAATGGGTGAATTTATTGTTATTGAATGCTACCGCGCTTTAGATCCAGTTGAATGGGCTAAAGTGTGGAATGAGCCATGGTTAAAGAAATACACTACTGCTCTAATTAAAAGACAATGGGCAACAAACATTAAAAAATTTACGGGTATCTCATTACCAGGTGGTGTTACACTAGATGGTAATGCTTTGTTTGATGAAGCAAATAATGAGATCTCAGCTTTAGAAGATGAGTTAATTAACAAATCAGCTCCACTTGAATTCTTTTTAGGATAACTAATGCCACGTTCAGTCTACTTCAGTCACGGCAATAGGTCAGAACACTTACTACATGAAGATATTATTGTAGAGTCTATTGGCATATACGGCCAAAATTTCTATTATATACCAAGAGAACTTGTAGCAAAAGATGAGATACTAGGCGAAGACCGACTTTCTAAATTTAAGAAAGCATTTGCTATTGAAATGTACTTAGAAAATGCTGAAGGCTTTGAAGGCCAAGGTGCATTCATCCAAAGATTCGGTGGTATGATGATGGAACAATCTGCTACATTAACTGTAGCAAGAAGACGCTGGGATCAATTAGTTGGACGATTCGGTGTTACAACAATACCATCACGACCAAATGAAGGTGACTTATTATATTTCCCTTTAACAGATGGTTTATTTGAAATTAAGTTTGTACAACATCAAGATCCTTTCTATCAGATTGGTAAACTCTTTGTATATAAACTTGAAGTTGAACTCTTTCAATATGCTTCTGAAAGAATGGAAACTGGTGTTAAACAGATTGATGACTTTGAAACACTTAAATCATTCAGTACTGATGTTGTACAGAATGGTACCATAAGAGAAATAAGAGTGACAAATCGAGGAACAGGGTATAATGTTGCTCCTATAGTAGAAATTGAAGCACCACAGGCTGCACAATCAACTGCATTGGCTACAGGAACTATTGTTAATGGCGCACTAAGTTCTATTGAAGTGACATATGGTGGAGTAGAATATACATCTACACCAACTGTAACAATTAGCAATCCAGATATAGGATCGGATGTAGCAACGGCAATAGCATCAGTATCAAATAATAAAGTAACAAGTATATCGATTGTAAACCCTGGTTCTGGATATGCTTCAGCTCCAACAATTACAATTGATCCACCTCCATTATATACAACTGCTGCGGCAACTGCAATACTTGGAGATCAAGTTGGCGTTAATGATACCGAAGTTGTAAGAATACGTTTAGATAATCCTGGATCTGGATATACATCAGCGCCTACAATCACATTAACACCAACAGATGGTGGTACACAAGCTACAGCAATTGCTTATATTGAGAATCTAGATAAACAAGATTCTTTTGGTGACAATAATAAATTTAAAGAAGAAGCTGCTGATCTATTATTCTCAGAAGATAATCCATTTGGAGAAGTTAACTAATGTTAAACGATCAAACATATTACCATGGCGCAATAAGAAAAAGTATTGTTGCTTTTGGTCGTCTATTCTCTGATATAAGAATTCAAAGAGCAAATAATGATGGTCAAGTCGAACAAACAATTCAAGTACCATTAGCATATGCTCCAAAAGAAAAATGGTTAGTAAGAGTAGATGGAGATCCATCATTAAATAACTATACATATGTTTCATTACCAAGAATGAGTTTTGAAATTGTAAGTTATGCTTATGACCCAACAAGAAAAACAAATAAACTCAATAAGATTACATGCGAGAATTTAAATGGAACTAATAAGAAATCAGTATTTAGTCCTGCTCCATATAACATTGACATTAGTTTATACATTATTACAAAAACACAAGAAGATGGTATGCAAATCTTAGAACAGATTTTGCCAATATTCACACCTGAATATACATTGGCAGTTAATGCATTACCAGCTTTAGATATTGTACAAGATGTTCCTGTGATTTTACAATCAGTACAAGTAAACGACGAATATGATGGTGATTTTCAGACAAGGCGGTTTGTCACTCATACACTGAACTTTCAGTTGAAGACAAACGTTTATGGTTATGTTAATGAACAAGGTGTTATTACAACAGTTAATGCTAATCTTTCAGAACCTATAAACACAAAATATACAGCAACCCAGCCTTCACCTGATGATCCACTCACAGAGAACTGGGAAGCTCAATTTTAATGGCACAAGTTTATTTAGGTAATCCTAATTTAAAAGCAGCGGGTGTAACGGTACCATTTACAGAAGAAGATGTTATAGAACTTCGTAAATGTCGTAAAGATCCGATCTATTTTATTGAGAACTATTGTAAGATTATTACACTAGACCATGGTCTACAACCATTTAAATTATATGATTGTCAACGTGAAAAGGTACAAATAATACATGAAAATCGTAAAGTCATTCTTATGGAAGGTCGGCAGCAAGGTAAGACTACCACAAGTGCTGCGTACATTCTATGGTACACTATATTTCAAGATTCTAAAACGGTCGCCATATTGGCAAACAAAGCAGCCGCCGCGAGGGAAGTACTTAGCAGATACCAATTAATGTATGAGAATCTGCCGAAATGGATGCAACAAGGTGTAGTAACATGGAATAAAGGTGAT